CATATCTTACACGATAAGTTCTATCTTGTAAGTCTCTTGGGTCAGGTATTCTCTTAAGGAATGTAGTTGGTGTGAAGTTAACTGTATTATATGTTGTATTAGTAGATAAAGTTGTATAGATTGCATTATTTACTGAACTGACTGATAGATACCATCCACCGACTGATCCTGCTACACCGTTAATTGTATATGTATTAGCATCATATTGTAATGGAGATCCAACAACACCTGCTGCTAAACCAGAAACACTAGGACCATAAGGTGATATGCTTGCAGATTGTACACTTGCTTCAGTTGCACCCTGTGCTACAAGTAAACAATTTATTTTATCTGCTATTGCATTTGCTCCTGTGCCATCTTGTCTTGCTCCTACCGCAAAACCCTGTACTCTTGTAGTTGGTGGAGATGCTTCTACTGTATAACCATAGAGATATAATCTTGTACCTGGTGTACCACCCTGTCCTGCAAGTGATGCGTTAATAGTTTTAGTTCTTTGGATGTCAATGTTCACCCAGTTGATTGATGTCTCTTCACCAAAGATTACGTTTCCATTAATAGCACCTGTATTTGTAGCTGTAAGTGTTAGAACTCTTGTGCTTACATTTATATTTCCGACTGTCGCTCCTACACCAATATTAGTTCCTGTGATAGTCATACCTTGTATGATACCATTTACACTACCATCATTTGCCAACGTAATTGTATTTGATCCACTAGCACCAGTAGCAGTTGTAGAGATAACATTCAAAGCTTTAGGTGGTATGATATGTGTTAATGCACCTGCCTTATCTTTAGAGAATGCTTTTGCTTTGAATCCTGCTGATCTCAATGCAGTATTACCAAAGTTAGAGTTAGAGTTGGTGATTGACATATCACCACCGCTTTCAGCAATGAAATGACCAAAGTATCCAACAGCGAACACAGAAACTGCCTGTATAAATGAGTCGTTAGAACACTTGATATGTTCATGACCCCATCCTTTTCTGTACTCGGCAAATCCATCTAAGTGTGCACCATCTCCTGCTGTTGCCACATCATAGTTTCCAGTTGATGCGTTATATCTTACAAATGCTCTATCATCTTTCTGTAGTGATAAACCAGTAAACTGAGCAACAACCATTGATTTGAAACCAGTTGCCTTTGCACCGTTTGCGTGCATACCATTCATACCCCATACACTTCTTAGTGATAGGTTGAAAGCATAAGGTGATGCAGAGTCAACAGTATCAATCTCAGTTTTCACCGTGATATTTGAACCTACAGCATTACCAGTTGGTTCTCCTTGCATTTGATATGTAAATACGTTTCCAGATGCAGAGGTGACAGTGAATGAACCATTATATAATGCAGCATCAGGTTCTGACTGTGATCCAGTTGAACCAGTGACACCACTAACGTTGATGTTCACACCAACAGAGAATCCATGATCTCTAGGATCATCAAATTCATCAACTGTGACTGCTGTTGCAGTCTGACCATTACGTGTGATCTGTAATACTCTGTATTCATCAGATATAGGACCAACAATTCTGTTTTCCTCAACCCTTGCCTGTATTTGGTCAGTTGAAGGATCACCAGATGTATCAGGTATTGTAGCAAATGCTTTAGATACTTTCTGATAATATATCTCTAAGTCAGTTCTTGCTAGAATATTTGATACTGCAGAGTAATCAGCGTTAGGAACTGTACCATTTGCAATAAGAGTTGATAAAGGATTAAGACCATCAGCAAACTCAAAGCATGTAAGTCTATGATGAGAGAACTTAGGTGCTAAAGTTGTAACTGAATCAGGTTTGAAATATACTCCCTCCTCTGCTCCATCAAAGAATGAGAACTGCCAGAAATATGTACCACCAGTAACTTTGAAGATTGCTGTTCTTGGTGGAACCTGAGCTTCCGTATTAATACCTTGAGCTGGATATGTAGTAGGATATGGAACGTATTTTGGAATTATTTTAGTTCTTCTAAGGTCTGTACCAACAACAGAACAACCTCTAGGTACAATAATACCACCTTCGACTGAGTTATATTTGTAGAGAACATTGTTAGGAGAAGTTAAGTCTAGGTTTGAGTTTGCATCAATAGGTGCAACGTTAGTATATAAGACATCACCAGGTCTATTATCTACGACATACTCAGCAGGATAGAGCATGATACTAAAAGCATCAAACTCGTCATTACTTAAACCAACTCTATATCAGATGCATCGAAATCGTCTGGGTTGACATATATGATACGTCCAGTTCTGGACGTAATAATATTCTTGAGTCTCGTTAGTGACATTTAACTATCGCCTTTTAGTTATTTATTGAGTGAGGTTAACCCGATGCAGAGCTAGATGCTGCTGCTGCTGAGTATGTTCTTGTTGTGAATCCAGTAGATGAATCTTCAAATCCAATCAAGACGAAATTTGCTTCTGCTGCTGCACATTCAACAATCAATCTCTCGCCAGGACCGATTACCAATGATTTAATTTCTTCTGCACTATCTGCAGCAAGAGTATTATCTTTACGAAGATACTCTTGTGTTTCTACAGCAGTTGTGGCAACGTCAATGCTACTTACAGTCACTGCAGTTCTTGCTGCACCTGCTAATTTAGGATTATCTTGGAATGTACTACTGGTTGTGAAATCAGCAGATCCAGTTCCTTTGACCACATATGCAGTTGTACCAGAATAACTACGGATGTATCCATATGCTCCTGCAGTTTGAGCAGTAATAGTATATGTCACACCATTGAATAAGAAACCATCTGTAGAGTTTGTCCATGTACCATCAATATCATAAACATATATCTCAGAATATTGGAAAGCATCTGAAGTTGTTAAGAATCTATCAGAACCACCATATGCTGAGTTTCCTGCAGTACCAGTAGTTCCCTCATAAACATATAAATTACCACTCAGGTTCGTATCTTGTGTGAAATCATATTGAATGTATGCACCACTAGAACCTGCAGTTCCGTTAGTTGTCTTACCTGTAGTATATTCAGTACCATCATCAGAGTTCCCTGCTGTACCATCAGGTCCCCATTCTCCGTTAACAGTTGTAGATAAACTAAAGTCAAGACCAGATAATGATGAGTCTGCTACATTAAAACGATATACTCTATCAGTAAATACTGTTAGTACAGTTCCTAAAAATAAATCTTCTGTTCCACCTGACTCTGTAAATGTAAACTCGTTTACTGCAGCACCAATACCACCAGTAGAGATAGTACCAGTTGCAGATCCAGATGATGATACACTATCACCTGCAGCAAATTCTGCTCCAGATCCGTTGATAGTAGAAGGTCCAATATAAACTGTATATGTTCCTGATCCCTCAGTTGCTGCATATATTGTTGCAGTTGTATTGTTAGGTGCTGTTCCTGTGCTGAATGTTTCTCCTACAGCAAATGTACCCGAAGTGGATTCTAATGTTAAGGCACGAATTGCTCTGACTTTGACAACAATCTCAGTAAAAGCAGGTAAATAAAATGATTCAAATTTAAGTGATGCTTCTCCCGAAGTAGATGTGAGAGATGTACCTTCTGTTAATCCTGCTGTAGCAGGGAGTGGTGTATTTAACGTCATTCTATAACCTGTCACTACATCACCTGTATGCAGTTTATAGTTAGATGCACCTAAAGTCATCTTTTGATCATAATTTTTTAGAGCAACATCAAATGTAGTTCCTGATCCACCTTGCTCGTTTACAGTTAGAACTGTACTTGCAGATGCATCAATAGGTGCTGAATACAATAACGTATTCGTAGCAGCACTAGGTTTTGATTTTGCTAAAATTCCTTGTTTAGCCATTTATTAGAATCCAGAATAAAAGAATTGTTGTTGTCTGGTCAAACCAGTTAAGTTGTTAGCACCGATACCTGCACCAAATGTAACATCATCAAGTGTAACGTTTTCTGTAGATAACAGAGTAGCGTTAGCGTCAGGAAACTTAATAACACGAGGACCTGTGATACCCTCTGCTGATAAAGTTATCTGACCATCTGTATTATTTGGAAATTTAATCGCAGGTGAATACAGAGATTTGTTGTAAATATCTTGCGTAGCAAGTTCAGATACTATTGTGTTCGTAGCACCTGAGTTATTTAGTAAATTGGTAGGTGGGAACTGGAAAGATTCGTTAGATTGTGTGTTTTGATTTGCAATATTAAATGTTATCTTTTTAGTGTTATCTGTTGGATCTGCAAATATAGCAGTCAACAGTGTTTTACCAGATAAAATTTGTGTTGCTGTAGTACCGACCAATTCAATATTTTGGTCTGGCATTGTGATTGTTCTGTTAGCAGTTAAAGCAGTAGTGTTAAACTGTGCCCAACTTGTTGCTTCTTCTGCGTCTTTCGCTAATTTTAAATTAACGAGAGTCTTATTCAAAGATGTCTGCTCTGCCTTTGTATCTAACAATGTAGATGCAGTTGCAGTAGGTTCAGCAGTTGTAGTTACTGTACCTGCATCAGGTAAGAAATATGAACGTCTTGCACCTGATGTTATCGCCCAGTTAAGTTGAAATATTGCTTCGTCTGCAGCATCGGTAATAACTAGGTTATCTTCATCAATAAGAATAGTTTTATTAGTTAATGTCTGTTGTGTATCAGAACCAACTAAAGTTGTACCATTACCAGATGTAATAGCAGGTAATGTCATGATTCTAGTATTAGTACCAGTACCAACATTACTTACTTCAAATCTTGCTTTAGGTCCTTGTGCATCTTCTAATATAAAAGATCCATCACTTATAAGGAACTGACCTGTGACTTTTACAGCACCAGTACCTTTAGGTGCAAAAACAAGGTCAGCATTTGCTGCAACATCATCAACAGCAGTAACATATAATGATGTACTACTTGCTGTATTAACAATACGAGACATATACAAACCACCATCACCAAATGCTATTCCCACTTGGTCATAAGCATTTTGATATATGCCACTATCTCTATCCAAATCGAAACATAGACCAGGTGCATCTTTTGTACCCTGTGCTAGACCTTTGAATAGTTGATTTACCTTTGCTTTTCTGTTAGGAATCAATGGATCAGATACCACAACAGGGAGAATTGCTTCTCCCGACAAGTTAGCATCTGAAATTGTTTCTAACTGTGATATCTTTTTAGTTGCCACGAATAATCACACCTTTTGTTACAAGAATTATTTATAAGACATCTTCGTCTTTATTTTGGAGAAGTAGGTTATATAATTTACCTGCTTTGTCCAATTCATTACTATAATATTTTATTCTATCTTCTACTTCTGAGAGTATGAGTTCATACTCCATTTCTGCTGTCTGTACCCTACTAGGGAATTGAATTACCTTCGCCATTTTTCCTCCGTAGTTTTGAAATGAACAGTTTTAATCGTTTTTTAGCTTGACGGAGTTTCTGAGGTTTAAGATGCCTCTTCAGTTCTTTCTTCGAGTGGTGTTGCCAGTTGGGAACTTTCATCGTTCAAAAACTTGTTACGAAACTCTTCAACTTGATCAATCACTTCCTCTGATATAGGAGGACCTGATTGAATTACTGGTGATAATAGAGCAACTGAACCATCTGGACTTTTAATTCTCCAAACTGTTCTGTTTCTCTCTGTTAATGACAATAGAAAAGGTAAGTTTTTAATCGCCTCTTCTGCTGTAATATCTTGAATGTCTGTCATGCTGTTGCGAAACAATAGGTAACCATATCAGAATCTATAAAAGGATCATTACTAATCCTATTAATGGTTTCAGCGAAACCCTCAGATCCTTCTTCATCGAATTTGAATTCAACTGTCTGTTCATATCCCTCATCATCCATTAACTTAACGGAACGTTTTGAGAAATTTATGAAGATGTGTGCCAAATATGGTTCAAGTTCTGAGTTCATGATGTAGTTTTTGATTACCTTCAGTATAATGTATTTAGTTTCATTCGTCAAGTGCTTTTAGACACTTGATATAGTGGCACTCCCTCTCTTGATAGTATATGAATCTGGTATGATCTGTTTATATGATGCCTTGGTGTTAGTTAGAGAAACATAGTAGTCAGATGCCTTAGTTGGTTTCATCATGATTTCTACACCACCGTTTACTACAGTTCTCTTACCAACGAGTTGCTTATTACTTGTTGGCTTCTCTGTATTAATAAGTTCTAATATGTGTGGAGTGACTATTTGAATAGAACTCTCTGCGTTAAAGGTCAATTCCAATCCACTATTTGATTGTTGTTGATATGAGTTTTCATATTGAACACCAGTTATCTTAGATACAGTTGAGTTTAATCTAAACTCAGAACTATGCATCTCTAATGCTGCACCTACAATATTCATATCAACGTCAGACCCAAACTTAATTGCATGTTTCTGAGTTGTGCTTGTAGATGAATCATATCCCTCTGCACTTAAGAAGAATCCTCCACCTACTTCTAAATGACAGTTTCCAGTTATCTTTAAATGATAATCACCATCAATAGTCCGTGCGTATGTACCATTAACTAATTTACAATCATCACCATGAACTTCTTGTGTCAATACACCTGCCCATGAAATATGATCTGCGACTATTGATCCACTATCTCCTTTACTATTTGTCTGTGATAATCTATATTTTTCAACTGCTGCTGCGAGTTCTGCTTCAGTAGCATCAGGATTATCTTTTCTATATTGATCTCTTGCTTTCTTCTCTGCGTAATGTGAGTTGTTGTACAATAAAGATGTATGAGTTGTACCATTTACTTTCTTTTGCACCTCACCCTGACGACCAGGTGTGCCAAGATATAATTCATATGAACCATTGATATGATTCTTTGCAGAAGTTAGATATGGATCTGCATCATCATATATCTGACTGAATGTATTTTCTGTCTTTACTTTATCTGTAATACCTACCAAAGGATACCAACCTAAAGACTTACTGGTATTGATGGGTCTACCTGATATTTTACTATCAAAATCATTAATGAGTTGTATGATACTTGTAATATTAACAACATCATATCTAACTGCATCCTGCAAATAAAATATACCTGTTGACTGTTCCCATGCAGTAATTATAGTAGTTGCTTCTCCTATACCATTTACTGTTGTTGTAATAGATTTTGTTAGATCACCAATATCTTTGACAATTTTAGCAACATCTGTAATTATATTAGATGTAATAGTATCTACAGTATTAACAACAAATGTAGATTTATCTACACAATTAGAAAGATATTGATCAAGTACGTCAGTGACTGTCTTTAATGGTGTAGCAGTATATGTTGCAATGGAAGCATCTAATGCAACTGCTGAAGTTAATACCTTTGTAATTGCTGTTTGTATTGCTGTTATAATATTATATGGAACTCCTGTAGATAAGAGCAACATATTAGTTAGTTTAAGATCCTCTGCTAAACTAATTAATGCTTGACGCATAGCAGATATTACCTGAGCAAATAGAGAACCCAAGTAATTATTAATATTGACTGTTAGTTCTGTCTTAGTAATTAACTTACCACTTATTAAATCAAGATACTCACCACCCTCTGCCTTGACTAGAGTAGCAGCAGTATTAGCAAGATCTTCTATAAGATATGATAATTTATATTCTAATGTTTTCCAAGGACCGCCAACACCATTCGCTGCAGGTATTGGTTGTGTAGGGTCTAATGGTTTAATTGGGTTAGCATAACTTCCGTTTATATCTTTTGTTGATCCTATGTTTTTAGGTGACCCACTACCACCTAGTGAAGTTGTAGTTGAACCAGGTATTCCTACTGTATTATTTGTGCTTTGCCTTAATGGTGCTAATGGATTTGCAGTATTCTTATCGCCAGGATGTATAGCAGAGCTATTAGGTGCTACACCTATGGGTATATCTTGATCTGTAAAAGCAAAGTCTCTTGTTTTTTTAGTTGCGTCTGATTTATTAACTCTCATCACACCTATTACTATAGGCATTTGTGCATGTTCTCCATCCATGAAGAAACCCATAACAATAGCACCAGGTTGGAGTTGACCAGACGATTCTCCCTGTCCGTCATTTCCTGCCTGTGACGTATGTTGTAATACTGTTGCCCAAGGTAATGCAGTAGAAGGTAAGTCTGCTACTGTTCCTCCTTGAAAGTTTGTATAGAATCCAAGAATACGAACCTTGACCCTACCAAGTTCCATAGGGTCTTCGTTGTCCTCAACTTCACCAACCCACCAGAAGAAACCGTCTTTACCAACAAAGTTTACTTCTCTTTCGTTAAATATACCATCAATGGTCGATGCCATTTATTTACACACTTTTTTATTATTTATTCCGATAATGGACTTCCTGTTCTCCATGCTGTCGCCATAGTCACCGAACGATTTGTTTTAATAAGAAGTTCTGTATAATACTCCATTTTTTCTGGATGTACTGATGATGGATTTTCTGATATGGCATTCTTAAGTGCAACAAAATCAATCCATTCTTCATCTGTGAGATCTTTACAATATCTTACGGCTGGTTGGCGATCGTTATGTGTGAAAAAATCTCCACTCATGTGTTTCCTTTGTTAACTGGTACTATTTTATCATGAAACCCTAACATTTTACCAGTATCTTAAGGATCTCTTTCGATTTCCTTAATAATATTTTGGATATGTTGGTACTTGTCTTTCCAAAGGCATTGTCAATACTTCTACCAATAAGTTTATATCTGCAGAGATGGCATCATGTGTATCTGCCATTCTACGATACCCACTGCCAACATACATTTGACCTATGAATACCGATAAAGTTGCTGTTCCCCAGAACCAATAGTAAAATTTACTTTTTACCTGTGCTCTTAATTTTTCTTTAATTTCCATAATGTTGAAGGATTAGGAGTAGGATCTGTCACTGGTGCTGTGCAAGCATTAATGCCGAAGGAAATGAAACAGATTAGGAGAACCCCAAACGACATTTCCTTTATCGTCAAACCCTTGATCCTTTGAAGTAAGTTTGTCACCATATAAATGTATTTCTGAAACAATACGATTGCCTCGTTCACCGAGGCATCTCGTACTATCTAGTTTACCATGCCACGATTCATCGTGAAACGTAAACATCATATCACATTCTTCATGTCTTGTCAAGTCAAGGCGATAGTTCTCCATGATACCAGTCGTAGCAGACGTTTGTACCCATTTATGTCTTTTATGTCTATATGGATTATGCTCTTGAGATCTATAAAAGTTCCTTGAAACAAAAAAATCCCCTTCTTTTTCCCATATTATCTCACATTGAGAAAAACAATGGGGATTACTTTGTGCTTGCTGTCTGTTGTGCCAATGACCTAAAAGATAGTCATCAATCGTCATAAATTAAACATTCTGGTTCATCAGGATGTAAGTCACAGAAGATTTCTAGTGCATTAGGATCATGATGATCTCCTGCTTCGATTTCTGCCTTATGATGCTCTGCATACTCTTCAAGTTCATGAAGTTCTGCTTTTGCATGTCTGCGTGCTGCAGGTGATGACAT